CGGATTTTCTCCGCGACTGTGATGAGTTGACAGCACGTTCCCAGTGGGTGCGCGGGCACCGGCCGGTCTACGTGCTGAATATCCCCAATATGAGTTGTGTACTTACACAACTCCCAGGGGTTCGTACGTATTCTGGTCCTTGTGAGGAATTAATAAATTCTTTACTGACTGAATTTAAAAATACTCAGGACTTAGATTTGGATGTAGATTTTGTTAAGATTCAATCGGATTTAGAAGGTGGTGTTATTGAACGCTCAATTAGAAATTTTATTAAAAGATCTCCGACGAAGTTTTTCATTGTTTCGAACTTTGATTTACTTAGTTTGGTATTCTTTTTACGATCTTTCTTGGAGTGTATAACAAAGTGTTATCCTAAGACCGCCAATTATTCTGTTGATTTTATCTTATCTTATGTAAAAAGTCTATCGGTGAAAGGTGTACTCTTATTTTCTATTCCTTATTTTAAATATATTAAGGATTTATTATTTGCTTTACATATTAAGCACAAAGAGTTACCTCCACGTCCAAAATTCTTACCTGAAATTTCTGATGATACTTCTTTAAAAAATATAATCAAATTGACCTTTTTCTCTTCAGATTTGGTCTCATTTCTCTGGTCTAGAATTATATCACAAAATAAGATTAATATTATATTCTTCAATACAATTAAAGAGGGTTTGAAACGTGCCTGTTATCAGGTACCTCCTAGTTTGGTTTACGAAGCTTATCGTGATCATTCTAGTTTATTAAAACTTGAACCGTCTGTTGATTATGAATTTGAAGCAAAATTTTCTTATTATTTAAATCGGTTAATTAACCGGAAAACTTTTAGACCAGTTACTCCAGAATTATATGAGGCTTCTACCTCTGGATCTTGGGAATTCCCGCGATCTTTAGGTGGTCAAAGAGAATATGTACGACAAGTTTTATCTGGGAATGATTCCACCAATATTTTTAATGAGTCTGATTTACTTTTTTGTTCAGACACGATTTCATTATATGGTTCTTCGTTCCCTAATTTTAAAACCTGTTTATTGGAAGCAATTGATGATCTAAAATCTGATTCAAAATTAACTCTAACTAATGTACCTAATACACTAACCAAAGTTGATGATCTAGTAGTCTCATGGGTCTGTCCTGTAAAGGTCCAGGCTGTTTGTGAACCTTTAAAAGTTCGGATGATTTCTAAGGGTAAATCCCTTTCTTTTTATCTTTCACAGTTCTTTCAAAAAGCTATGTGGAGATTTCTCCAACAATTTCCGCAATTCTCTTTAACTGGTAAGTCATTAGATAACCATCCAGAGATTATTAATCTCATTAAGACTGAATCATTTGATTCATTCGTTTCGGGTGATTATAAAGCGGCTACCGATAATTTGAATATACGTTTTACAAAGATTGTGTTTGAAAAATTCTTGAAATTGTCTGATATTAAGGATGATTCATTATTGGCGATATTACGCTCTGTTATTTATGAGACTCAACTATCCTACCCTCACATACCTGGGTTTAATCCAATTAGTGATGTCCGACAAATTAATGGACAACTGATGGGTTCGACTCTTTCTTTTCCGATATTGTGCATTGTTAATGCAATTTGTTATTGGATGGCTTTTGAGGAGTATTTTAGTAAGGAAATTGATTTCCATGATCTCCCGGTTTTGGTTAATGGTGACGATATTTTATTTAAGGCTGATTCTAAGTTTTATGATATTTGGAAGAAATATATTACCAAAGTTGGTTTTAAATTGTCTCTTGGAAAGAATTTCTTTTCTGAGAACTTTTTTACTATTAATTCCAAATTATATACTAAGTCTTTCAAGACTATACCATATATTAATATCGGTCTTTTAGTAGGTTCTTCTAAGTTAAGTGGTGGCTTATCAAAAGAATTGTCCCCAATTTGGGATGATTATAATAAATTAATGTTAGATATTCCGAAACCACTTACCTTACCTATACATCGTCGTTTTGTACATTATCATAAAACTATGATTTCTAAATTGACAGATGATGGAAAATATAACCTATTCTTACCTAAATTTTTAGGTGGATTAGGTTTAAATCCAAATATAGTACCTTATAAAATTACAAATTATCAAAAATATTTTGCCTCTTATCTTTTTGCAAAATATTCCTCTGATGTTTCCTCTGGGAAGTTTAAATCGTTTAATATTGGCCTAGTTAAGAGTACGAACTCTTTAATTTTATCTTATGATAAAAAAGTAGGTCTAAAAGATTTAGAGTTCTCTCTGGATCCCTCTCGTCTTCGCTTACAGGATGTTCTCAAGGATAATAGAATCATTTTTAAGATGGCAAATGCCATGATTCCAATTCCGAAAGAGATCTATTCGATTATGCGTGATGGAGATTCAGAATTTCAAGATTTGTATGGTACTGTATGGAAGATTAAAATTCCAACTAAGCGAACCCATTTTGAGTTCTTTGAGTCAATTAAGAATAAAGATTATAAAATAGAGTTCTTGAATCGTATTTTGAATAGTAATTTTATTCGAACATATCATGATCCTTATATAGTTATAAAAGATAAATATAGACCTGGAGTTCAGGTGCCACAAGTTTAGTCTTGTGGCTTTTTCCGTTAGGAAAACTCCAATGGTCCAGATCATGAATATGCCCTCTGCCTCCAAGAAAACTCGTCGTAGTAAAAATAAAGCTAATAAAGTAAATACTAACCTTACAAATACACCAGTTAGAGTTAACACTACAAAGCAGGTTAATAGATTAATCTCTGATTCATCATGTTCATTATATAAAAAGGCTTTATTAAACCCTTTCGATTCCTCCGCTAATGGGGCTCGTGTCCCTGATATGTATTCCGCTCCTACTGCCACTGTTAGATTGACTAAAAGGTTTACAGTTACTTCTGATGCAACTGGTAACATTGCACTAGTGTGCTTACCCAATGCTTGCATTAACTGTGTCTGTGACGCTGGATCAGTATCTGGTGGTGTCTTATGGTCTACCTGGGGTGGTACTAGTATTGGTACAGCCAGTCTTATAACCTGTCCTACTACCAGCATTTCTGGACGATTGTCCTCTTATCGAATTGTTGGTTGGGGTATTAAAGTTATTGATGTGGCCTCTATGACCAATGTTGCGGGGGTTGTAACTATTGCTAAGGTAATTCCAAATACACGTGCTTTTGTTCCGAGTCGACTACCAATTGGTGGTAATATGACTGCTAGTTCAACTGCTATTATACAGAGTTGGTATGCCAATATGGGAATTCCCTATACTGGTGCCAATGATGCTGCAAGAATCGATGTTACTGGATTATCTGCCTTACCTGAACATAATGTTTACACTGGATTAGAGCTTGCCCAATCTGGTGCGAGAATAATTTCCAAGCCCGTTTCACCTCTTGCTTTTGAGTTCCAATTAGTTTCTGATTCTTCACTTGGTGATGATCTAACTGTTGGGGCCTCAACTACAAATATTATTATAGGTGATTCCTCCTATGCTCGTCTCTCACCCTTTGAGACGATCATTGTTGGTGGTTCGGGTTTCCCAAACACTACTGCTAGTCTCGATATTGAGATTGTATACCATTTGGAAGGTCAACCTGCGGTTCAAGGAGCCTCAGGTGTGTCTCCGGATGGTGTTAAATCTTCTCCTTCTTCTTACTCTAACTTTCTTAACGTTTTGGACTACGTTGCTTCTGCAGCTTCTTTTGTTCCGGCGTTAGCGCCTATTGCGAACACTTATAAGTCCATTCGTGCAATATCTGCTTAAGGTTTAGTATTAAATTAGTTAAATTAATTTGTTTGAAGTATCTAAGATCAAATAACATTCAGTCAACTGTCGACGTTCTGTCATCTCATCATAGTCTTCGGATTAGGGTTTAAATTCCCGCTTGTTGTTTGTTTATGTTGCCAAACAGTTTGGCTACTGGACAAGTGACCAGCGGGGATTTAAACCCTAATCCGAAGACTATGATGAGATGACATAACGTCG